GTCTTCTTAGACACTGTGGTCTTTGCGGATCACGGATATAGGAGGTCACATCAATGCCAGAAGAAATCCGTTCGCGTGATAACTGGAATGCACTCTCAAATGTTTTTTCTATGAGAGGGCCTTTCGGTTATGATATCGTCTATGACGATCATACTGAATCGTATCCCGGTTCCTATGATGAAACTCTGATGTATGGTCAGGTCCCTAATCTCCATCAAATGGAGGATAGGGTCCATACCAAAAATCGAGCGACAAATAGGTACCCGGTTGACCTATGTGATAACACATCGGCCGAATTTCCGATTCTACCGCGATTAGAGGACTTCACCATCTACGGTGGGGATCCGGTAACTAGTGCATTAGTGCACTGGCATGCCTCTCCCCCCGTGTACGTTCCTCTTGGACGTTCGTCCATTAGTCACGTATTATTACAAGGTGGTGTAATTGGCAGTGATATGTCTGTTCCCGATACCGTACTTTCGAACCTCAATCTCGAAGCATTTAATTACTTCGCAGAAGTGTTTCCTCAAGAACTTTCCACTTCGGAATTTGTTCAAGGGTTTACACAGCTTCGGGAATTACTTCCCGAGATTAAGGATTCGATCGTTTCCACTCTTGCAGGGGGTTACTTAACCAAAACTTTCGGGTGGGATAATCTCACCTCGGATCTTGGTACCCTCTCCCAACTTCTGTCCGATTGTTCGAGCAGAATGGACGACCTTAAGAAAACTTATGGCGTCCCCACACGGCTTGGTTTTGTTCGTAGAAATGTACATGATTTGCCTTTTGGCTATGATCATTACACTGCGTACGAACCCGTGATGTTTGGTGACCTTTGTGGTTCAAGAATGGTGCTCACATCATTCCATGTTGATTACCGGGCTACTGCGTGGGTTACGCAGCTCCTGGATTTCATCGATGGAATTATGGGGTGGTTTCGGGCTATTGCCACGTCCTTAGGCCTTGATAATCCGGTCAAACTATTCTGGCAGGTTTTACCTTTCAGTTTTGTTGTGGACTGGTTTCTCAATGTTTCAGGACATCTCGATGCTCTCACGCGAGCTCGCCCCGCAGTTGGATGGGATATCAATTCGATAACCCATTCACTAAAGTACGAGCTAACTTGGGATCTAGAGACAGTTGTACAGAAAGATACGCTTTACGAGAGAGTAATTCAATCTGTGCCACTGAGTGTCAATAAATTTTACAGGCGTGTAGATCTTCCGTTTGACTTAGGGTTGTTGGACCTAAGCCAACTCTCGAAGCCCCAACAATTGCTACTCCTTGCACTTGGTTTAGTGTAAGGAGTTAGTTTCATTGCAGGAGTCACACCATGGCTTTCACAGATCCGTTGTCCTTAGAAAATGCCTTCAATGCAGCAAACTCTTTTGTTCGTACCTTTCAAGGTCCGAGCGGGAGTGAGTTCATTGATTCCGCATCTACAGCCACCGAACCCCGAGGCTTGAAAATCAAGCATCAGGTTTCGGGTAAAGGCTCAGAAGCTGTCGACCGTCATCTAATTCAGTTTTATTATACTAAGTTAGATGCCGAGACACTGCCAAGGACGGGCGTTGTAAATACAACGCTTGCTGTACCCCGCTCAGCGATCATCACCCCGACGATAATGTACAATCTGTTATCTAACATGATTGACTTATTGACGGCCCAGCAATGGGCTGGCCTTCAGGCCGGGATGACGACTACCTGGGTGGATAAGCTCCTAAGAGGTGAACAGTAATGAATTGGTCCAATAACGACGATCCCCTGGAGACAGGGGATTTTGTCGGTAATGGACCGTCCAAAGCTGGTTTGAAAATGGCTCCCCCTCGTAAGAGGGGGAAACCTTTCGAACTGACCTTCTTAGGCGGTCTTAGTATGCGCATTGAGAAGTTTGTACCTCTCATTGTTGCTACTACTGGTCTAATTATAGCGCTAAACGGCTTGATCGCCGCCATAACGACTGTATTAGACCTAGTGAAGTAAGCCATGGGTCGTGGCCTTGGATGGAATTCCTGCGAGGGTTTCCATGAAAAGCCAAGTCGATCTAGTTGTCGACCTGCTAGAGCAAATGCTCTGCTGCGATCCGTGCAGACTAGTGTCAGATAAATCCTTAAAGAATGATATCAAGACCATTAGGTCTCGTTCTCAATCTGAAGGATTGTCTTTCCTTACCAAGACTCTTCCCTTGTTAGGGAAGGCTCTTGACTTAGGGCTTTCGAGTCGATGCTTCAACGCACCACGTGAGTTTAAACGCTCGCATGATTGCGCAAATAGACCTGCATTTCTGCAGGCGTATTTTAAGCATCTTTTCGATGACTCTGGTTTTCTCCGAGACGAAGTAGAACCTAATGCAGTGTTACACTTGCGGCAGATTCTCTTCTTCGCGTATAAGCTCGAAATTCCGTTTTCCAAAAGACAAATGAATGATTCAATTCATTCCTTTATCTCTACGGATGCTGAATTAGAACTTACCTCTGATGTGGAAACAACTCAAATTCTTGAAGTTGCATCTTTCATAACAGAGAAGATATTCCATGACTTTGATGTCAAGGATATCTTACCGAAGCATGGTCCCGGGGCTGTTGCAACAGGGGAAAGATTAGAAGAGAAGTGGGAATTTTCCCGTCTCTACTCATCTATCCATTCTGTTTACCCTTACTATGAATATTTCATAGTTGGGGGTGGTGATGAACTTATAGATCGGAAGGATTGGTATATGCGATTGACAAGACTTGATCAAGGTCATGCCAAAGTCATAGCCGTTCCTAAAGATTCTAGAGGTCCTAGGCTAATATCTTGTGAGCCCCTTGAATTTCAATGGGTTCAACAAGGTCTTGGTCGAAGTATGATGACTTTCCTCGAGTCTAATCGACTCACGAAAGGTCAGATTAACTTCACGGATCAATCAATCAATCAAAAGTTGGCTTTAGAGAGTTCTTACTCTCTTGTCAACTCTACAATTGATTTGAAAGATGCGTCGGATCGAGTGTCAGTAGCCTTAGTTCAGGCCGTCTTTAAGAGATGTCCTGATTTACTAAGATGTTTACTGGCATGTCGAACTAGTGCCACTATTCTCCCTGATGGAGAAGTTTTGACGCTTCAAAAGTATGCTCCTATGGGAAGTGCGTTATGCTTTCCCGTTGAGGCATTTATCTTTTGGGTAGTCTTAGTGGCATCTATAAGTCGCCATCATAAATGGCAACAGGCGGATGTGATGCGCGATGTTTATGTTTATGGGGATGATATAATCATTCCGACGAACGAAACATCGTTATGCATACAGACTCTAGAGGCCGTTAACTTAAGAGTTAACCGCCAAAAGTGCTGTATCCATGGTCCTTTCCGCGAATCGTGTGGTATGGACGCCTTCCAAGGCGTCGATGTCACTCCGGTTCGTTTGAAGAAACCATGGAGCGGACGCAAAATCGATGGGTCCGCGTACGCATCGTATTGTTCAATTGCGAATGAATTTTCGCGATTGAACTATTCGAAGTGTGCCGAGTACCTATGGTTAGAGCTTGAAAAGACCTACGGAAAGATTCCGTTTGGTACCTCTCGAGCATCCTATCCATGTAGGCTCGTAACCGATCCTGTCGTAGCTGAGTCGAGAAATCGACGGCTATTCAGACATCGGTATAGTGGACGTTACCAGCGAATTGAGTTTTCTTTTAACAGACTAGTGTCTGTCAAGAGATCATCCAAACTCGATGGCTGGACTCGACTGCTCAGAAACATTGTTTCTGGGAGAGTCGAGGATCCATCCCACGTCGTTCTGCCCCGCTCGACGAAAATAAAGCGAGGCTGGACCGCTACCTTCTGATCAGGAAGGCAGGCCGCCCGAAAGGGTACGACTGACTTTGTGCGAC